ATTGAGTCAATTGTTCTAGGTGATTTAATCAGAGCCTATAACACAAAGCTTGATGATGCGATCCTTAACGGCAGCGGATCTAATGGACAGCCTCTAGGTCTTAAGACAATGACAAGCGGTATTTTGGTAACTTACACAGCTACCACAGGTACAGTGTCAGGTCTATATCCAAAGCTTGCAGATGCGATCCAACAAATTCAAAGCAATATCTTTGTAAATCCAAACGCAATCATCATGCACCCACGCCGTCTAGGATTTTTCCTATCAGGCATTGATGGACAAAACCGCCCATTGGTTGTACCAAACGCCTATAACCCAGTTAATGCAATGGGTACTGGCAATGGAACACCTGCGTATGGTGCAAGTGGATATTCAATACTTGGCTTGCCAATTATTGTTGATGCCAATATTGCGACAAATGTCGGCGCATCTACAAACCAAGACACAATCTTTGTTGTAGATCTAAATGAGTGTCAATTGTGCTATTCGGAATGTCAGCATTTACAGCTGAGCGTTATCCAAAAGCAATTGCACAAATTAACGGCACCGGCTTGGCAACACCAAGCTTCTAAAGTAAAGCTTCTAAGCCCCCTACCCTTCCAGGGGGCTTAGATCCTAACTATGGTTGGTATTTAAGAATTGGAGTTTGCTTAATGTCCCAGAGCACTACAGATTTTGGATACCAACCATGGCTATAACAAATGGATATGCGACACTGGCAGGCATAAAGGCTTACCTGTCTATTTCAGATACTACAGATGACAGCCTACTTGAGACTTTAGTGGAGTCATCTTCTCGCTCTATTGACAAGATTGCTAATCGTAGATTTTATGCAGATGCCGCAGCTACAACACGCCTTTATAGAGCTTACTCAGACATCTTTGTTTATACAGATGATATTAGTAGTACAGACGGCCTTATAGTAAAAGTAGATGAAGGCGGCAATGGCACCTATACAAAAACCCTAACTTTAAACACAGATTTTATTATGGATCCGCTTACAGCTTCGGCTCTAGGCAGACCCTTCACCCAATTGACAATGGTCTCTAATACTGAGTCATGGCCTATCTTCCCTGGCCTAACACAAAACGGCTTACGCCCGGGCGTACAGGTCACAGCTAAGTTTGGCTGGCCATCTGTACCTAGTGATGTCAATGTAGCCTGCCTCATCCTTACAGCTGATCTATACAAGCGTAAAGATGCCCCCGGTGGAGTGCTAGGTCTTGGTGATCTAGGAGTGATCCGCATGTCTCCAGTAGGCAGAGATGTATCTCAAATGGTTAGAGCTTATCAAAAGATTGCAATAGCCTAAATGGTACCTAGTACAGTTAGAACAAATTTAAAGACAGCTCTTACAGCGATCACAGGCTTAAGGGTTTTGGATTATGTGCCCGACTCTACAAATGTGCCAACAAATAATGCTTTTGCAGTTATCGGCCAATTGTCTATGAATTATGACTACACACTTAACAGAGGCTTTGACTCTGCAACCTGCAACATCATTGTGATGGTTGGTCGAATGAGTGAAAAAGATGGGCAATCAAGATTGGATGGGCTACTCAGCTCATCCGGTTCAACCTCAATCAAAGCCGCTATTGAGGCTGATAAAACACTAAGCGGTGCAGTGCAAACTTTAAGAGTTGTGTCTGCATCTCCAGGCACAATAACATCCGCTAGTATTGATTACCTAAGTTATCAGTATTCAGTGGAATTGATAGGTTAGCGAAAGGAAAAATATGGCCATATTTATGGGTAATAAAGTAGCAGTCATTGTAGGTACCTCAACCATATCTTCATTTGTCAGCACTGTAAGTCTTAACCGCGAAGTAGAGGCAGTAACTATAACTGCCATGAATGATACTGTACAAAATATGATCGGTGGTATTGAAGTATCATCAATCAGTATGGAAATCTTCAATGATTTTGCGGCAGCCTCAGTGAACAGTCTTTTTGAAGATGCAATTGGGTCAAAACTGGCAATCAAATTGATACCAGTAACCGGCACAGTCAGCTCAACTAATCCAAGCTACAGCATGTCATGTTTGATTACACAATGGACACCCATTGCAGGATCAACCGACAGCGCAGCCTTGGCAAGTGTAACTTTTCCAGTAACAGCTATAACAAAATCAACAAGCGCGTAAAAGAAAAGGTGGGACATGCACAAGATTGAAATAACAAAGAAAGACGGCAAAAAGATTGCTTATGATCTTACGCCATCTGTCAAAGTAGCCTTTGAGGCTGAGTTTAAGACAGGATGGCGTAAGAGATTAGGTGAGCTACAAATGGAGTCTGATTTGTGGTGGCTTGCTTGGAGATTGGAAAAAGATTTAGGTAAGACCGAACTAGCTTTTGGTGATGATTACATCAATCAATTTATAGATGTTGATTTGTTGTATGAAGCAAAAAATGGCTAGACCGACATGGTCAAATATGGGAGATTGCCGCTGTGTCGGTTAGAACAGGTATTAGCCCTAAAGATTTATTAGAGGTTGATCCGGCTGTTTATATGGCAATCAAAGCAATATTGCAAGAGCAGGATGCAAAATCAAAAGGGACAGTCAGGCGGAGATAATGGCAGAGCTTAAGGCCGATAGATCCCTCAAGGCTGTTTATGTAGAAAATTTAGATGCAATCATGAAAAAAATGGAAGAGGTTGATCCTGACACGCAAAAAATATTTAAGAAAGAATTGCGCAAACAAATTAAGCCTGTAGAAAAATTGGCTAAAAGTTTTATACCATCTGAGGTGTTTCCCGGCTGGAGAGATACTAAGCCTTACTATCCACCTACATGGGGATGGGCTTTTGATCAGGTTCATAGAGGCCGCACCTATGGCAAAACAAATGAGTCAAGATGGCAATGGTCACAAGCGGATGCTATTGCAGGAATACAAATTACAAGTGCAAAGGTAAAAGTGCAGAGAGTTAAAGGCACTAAATTTTCCGTAACAGCTTTAGCCCTTGTAAATAAATCAGTGCCGGGAATTATTTTTGAATTGACAGGCGGTGGTACTGCAAGGAGTAGAGGCAAGACAAGGCGCGTAAGTCGCAACCCTAATGCAAGTGAAGGATTTATCCGCAAAGTGTCACAAGCTCATGGCGCAATTGCCGGAGATGGTAAGGGCAAAAGAGTAATCTATAAAGCTACAGCTGAGAAAGGCGCACAAGCTCTAGCCGGTATTGAAGCCACAATTAACAAATATCTGGGCAGTAAATTTAGAGGTAACTAATGGCACTAAGTCAAAATGTTGTAATTAACTTTCTCACCAAGTTTGATAAAAAGGGTTTGCAAAAGGCTACAAAAGAGCTTAAAGGCTTTGATAAGTTTATAGCCTCAAGTAAGTTTGCGACAAAAGCCGCTTTAGTTACAGCTGGACTTGCCTCTGCCTATGCCTTAGATAGACTTGCAAAATCATCTGTTAGAGCTGCACTTGAACAGGAAAGATTAGACAAATCTATAGAGCAATCTCTTAGCTCAATCAATGAGCTTGGCTCTTTAGGCAGTGTTAAAACTTTAATTGCAGATCTACAAACTGCTACAAACATCACTGAGGATGAATTAACGCCGGCATTAAATGGTTTAATTATTTCAACAGGGGATTTAGCTAAAGCGCAAAATTTATTAGGCGTTGCAATTGACACAAGTAAAGGAAGCGGCGTTGATTTACTTACAGTCACAGATGCTTTGGGTAAAGCAAACAGGGGCAATTTTAGAACTTTAGGTCAATTAGGTCTTGGATTTAATGCAGTCACAGCTCAAGAAATGGGCTTGGCTGAGATAACAGATTACTTGACCCTTAAGTTTGGCGGAGCTGCAAAGCGAGCTACAGAAACCTTTGGCTCAAAATTAGATGATCTGAAAATCAGTGCAGGTGAGGCACAAGAAAACTTAGGTCAAGGGTTTATCACAGCCGCAGAAATTATCATGGGTAGCAGTAATTCTACAGATGTTTTTGGTGCAAAACTTGAACTACTTGGATTAAATGGCGGTTACATTTTAATTGCTTTAGCTGACAAAGTTAATAAAATTCAAGACGCTTTTAGTGGGTTGAGTAAAAAAATTGATAGTGACCCAATCTTAAAATTCTTTTTCGGCTCTGCAAAATCTATCCCAGTATTGGGCGGTTGGATTGATGGCTTTAGAGGTTTAGCTGAGGATGGCAAAAAGATTGCAGAAACCTCAAAAGAAACTGTTGCGCAAACAGAGGAACAAAAAGCCGCTGCCGCAAAACTAGCCGCACTACAAGCCAAGTTTGATAAGTTTGCCGCCGCCGCTTTAGATAAACAGAAAAAACTTACAAAAGAAAAGGCTGCTCAAGCTGCACTGGACAAGAAAAAGGCAGAGCTTGAGTCTATGTTTGATTTAGAGAGAATTAACCTACAAGCTGCCTTGAGCCGTAAATTGTCAGCTGAGGATGAGATCCGCGTAAAGTTATTACAAAAATTAGCAGATGGTACTGCTAAAGCTATTGATGAAGCTTTGAGATATGCAGATGTACTTAAAGTTATTGAGGATGGGAAAATTACAACCGCAGAGGTTGAGATGTTAGCTAAAAAATGGGGTATAACTACTGTTGAAGTCTTACTCTACTTACAACAATTGTTTGCAGCTAATGATGAGTTACGCAAAATGCTTGCTTTAATGGATGAACTGAGCAAGAAAAAATTTACTTTACCAACTGTAGAAGCTGATTTATCTCAAATAAGTCCTAAAATACAACAGCAAATTTTGTCCGGTGCTGACCCAATTGCAGCCGGAGAGCAAGTTAGATTAGATCTAAAAAAACAATTGGGCAAAATGGATCCAACCGGATCCGGTGCAGCGGCTAGTGGTAGATTGACCGCTCAAGCAATTGATTACTATCAAAAGCTTTTAGATATACCACGCATGGCAGAGGGTGGCATTGTGAATAGGCCGACAATGGCAATGATTGGTGAAGCCGGAGCTGAGGCTGTAATCCCATTAGATCGCATGGGTAGCATGGGTACAAAAGTTACAGTAAATGTGCAAGGCTCTGTAATCTCTGAGGGTCAATTGCAATCTGTAATTCAAGATGTTTTGTATAACTTAAACCGCACCGGCGCAGTAACTCAGTTAGCAAACCTGGGTAGATAATGTCAGCGGCAGTATTAAAGGCAGAGATAGATTTTAGCAATGGAGCAAGTTTTGATCCTGCTCTTGTGCTGGATGACATAAATACAGTCTTAGACTCAGCTGTTTTAGGTACTGTGGCCGCGGATGTTGTAGATATAACAGCCTTTGTAACTCAGTGCTACATAAAGCGTGCCTTCAATAGATCATCTGACTCATTTATTGGTGGCAGTGCAAAAATAGTATTTGTTGATCAGACAGGTACATTTAATCCTGCTAATACATCATCACCTCTTTTTGGCAAAATTAAACCTATGCGTAAGATACGCATGACTGCATCTTTTAATAGTATTAACTACAGCCTTGGATCTTTCTATGTGCAAGAGTGGAATTACAAAAGTCCGACTGGATTTGACCCTGCCTATGTCACACTTAATTGTGTGGATGGTTTTCAACTACTAAACCTAACTACCTTGACCACAGTCACAGGCGGTACAGCCGGACAAACCACAGCTGCAAGAGTTACAAGCTTGTTAGATGCTGGAGATTGGCCAGTAGGTATGAGGGACATATCTACAACAGCTACTACAACAGTGCAAGCCGATAGCGGCAATTCAAGATCTTTGCTTGCAGCTTTGCAAGAAATTGAGCAGACAGAAACCGGGGCTTTGTATGTTGATCAAAGAGGCTTTGTTAAATTTATGTCAAGGTCAGACATTGTTACTGCATCTGGAGCGGCTCTTACAAAATTTTCAGATGTCAATGGATCAGGTGACATTACTTATCAAAATGTTGAATTTGATATATCTGATTATCAGATGATCAACAAAGTTACTGTCACGCCGGCAGGATTGACAGGGCAAACAGCTCAAAACTCTGCAAGTATTGATGATTATTTTCAGCATAGCAGGGTTAGATCAGGCATTATGCAAACAGAGGCAGATGCTTTACAACAGGCTCAAATGATTATTGCTTCACGCGCAGAGCAAGGTGTTGATATACAGCTCAATTCTTTAACTGTAGATGCCTATAGTCAAGGGGATCCTGCAAGGACTACGGCAGCTTTAGCTCTTGACATTTTTAACCCTATTGAAGTCACTCAAACCTTACCTGCCGGCAATGTAGTCAGTGACAGTGTTATAGCAGGGGTGCAATACCAGATCACCCCTAATTCTTTTCTTGTAACATTTTCATGTGCTCAACCCTTTGCGGTAGGTTTTTTGCTAGACTCAGCCGTTGATGGTGTACTTGATGAAGATAGTTTGAGCTACTAGGAGATACATGGCAAAACAGACATTTACCACTGGCCAAGTTTTGCTTGCCAGTCAGCTCACATCCTTACAACAAACTGCAATGCT